CAACGATCTAACGCCTAGCAATCCACCTTTAACAGCTAACTCTGCAAATCCACCTGTGTCAGGGTTTACATTAAATTGTTCAAAAACTGCATTTTTAATTGCACCATATGTTTTTTCTTTAGCTTTGCTAAAAAAATCTGTAAGACCATCTACAAAAGAATTGTCTGCTTGTTGTTTAGTTGCTTGTACTAATACAGAACCAGGCACATTAGCACTTTGTTGTTGTATAGCACTAAGTCTATTTGCTTCTTCTGGTGTAACCATTAGATGTATTCTAGTAAGCTGTCATCTCCTGTTTCCAGCCAACTGTTGTATATAAAATCTCTTACTTCTTCAGCTTTCAATACTTGTTGTTGTGGTTGAGGATTTATACCTGGACCAAAAGGTAGTCCTGCTGTAACAGGTTCTGATGGTCTTTGTGTTTCTGCAAATATATCCATTTGTGGCATAGGTCTTGCAACGCTAGGTTGTGCCTGTGGCATTGTAGCTTTTGGTAATGGTGCTGCTTGTTGTTGTTCTGTTAATGCTTTTTGTTCTCCATAATCAACACCAGGTATTCTACGAACTGTTTGTGTTGTATCTTGTGTGTTAGGTGGTGCATACATTACATTTGCATTTCTATTTGTTACACCTTTATTACTAGAACTCCTCGTTGCCATCTTGCTCCTCATCATCATAAAACATAAAAGTAGAACTTATAATCATATATCCAAAAGGAAAAGCTAAAGGTGGCATTTGATCTCTAAACATTCTTGGTTGTAATGTTTCTGCTTCAAGCAATATATCATCTCCAACTTCATCTACATCTCCAAGTGAGTTGTGTACTATATCTGCAAAATCTCTGTTAAATGACATTATCCACCCATACCTTGTAATAATTGTGCTATGCCTGGTGGTGGACCTTGTGGTGGTAAGGTCGCACCCCCAAGCAAATCTTGTTCTGCTTGTGGTATTTCAGGTTGTTCTGCTGTATAAAATTTATCTAAAATACTTTGCATATCATCTGGCTGTTTTCTTATCTGTATAACAGCCATAGTTGCTTTAGGGTCGCCTTGTTGTGCCTGTGCTAGTAAAGAATCAAACAATACTTTTTCTGCTTTTTCTTTTGTTATTCTTTCGTTAACTCTAACAAGGTTGTCTAAACCATCTAGGTTTTCTTGCAAAGTCTGTGTGTCTATGATACCTGCCTGTAGTAGTTGCAGCCCTGTTACTATTTTCTGTGGCTCATCATACCCAGCCATAGCACCATACACTCTGCGTGTTTTATATGCACCATTAATATCTTTGTTTGGGTCATATGTTTCATTAAAAAATGTGTTTTGATAATATCCTGATAGTTCTTTACTCTTGCCACCATACATTTTTTGATCCCACTCTAATCTTTTGCTATCAATCATCTCTATAGCATCTGCCATAACTGTATGATATTCTCTAATCATTAATGACATAGATGCACCTAATTCTTCTAATCCTCTACCTGTTGCAAAACTAAGTGGAGATTGTGAATCATCAGATACAGGATAAGAGCCACCAACACGAAGTTGTCTTTCTATTCTGTCTATCTGTTGAAAAATCTGATAAGGAACATTTGATGCAGGTTTACTTACTTGTGTACCTGGAGCTAAATAGTTTACAGCGAACCTACCTTTACGATACTGTCCTGATTCTATTTCACCAGATATGTTTGTTTCTGTAAATACTGCATCTTCCATAGCTATTATTGACATCACATTTATCTTTGCCATAGAAGCCATAAGACCTATAATTTGGTCATATTGTCCTTGCATTCTGTCAAAAGCAAATTTCTTTGCAATAACAAAAGCAGGTCCACTATCTAGTGGGTTTGGTATAAAATCAAGAATAGTTGCAGAAGTCATATGAAATATGTATGTACCTTCTTCGTTATAATACTCTGCTACTAAATCACCTTCGCCATTTGAATTTGCCCAAGAGCCATTGTAAGAATCTGTGTAAGCAGAAGCATAGGCATTACCTATACCTAGTGTGTTAGTTGCATACGCATCTTTAGCCATAATTTTTTCTGCAAACTTTGGATATACTCTTGCAAGAGATTCTTTAGGTACTCTACGAACTATAGCCATTTCTTTTGGTTGTTGGTCAGCACCGAAGTAACCAGGAAAACAGTTGTAAGGATCACGAAGTTCAGCACAAGGATATGGTGTGCCATCAGGTCCTTTCTTTTCTCTAATTACCCATACTGCAAAACCATAACCAGGTAACCATCTACCTACTTGTGGCATTTGCATTTCTAGTTTTTGTGTATCATCATACGCAGTAACTATACGAGCAATCTTTTCTGCTTTTTGTTTTGCTCTTTCTGAATCTTTACCATTAGGTATATCTACTTTTAAGTTAGGAATACGACCTATCTTTTGTGATAAATGCTCCAAACCTGACATCATTAAGTTAGGTACAGGTATTTGAAAATCTTCAAAACCTTGTAATTGGTCGCCTAGTAATGCAAGAATACCATCAGGTCCACCATTCATAATTGCACGAATACGACCTCTAGTGGAATAAGCACTTTGATTGTCAAAGTGTAACTGCGTAATTTGATATTGTATTTCTTCAGGTGTCATTCTATCTCCAAGGTATATCGTTTATATCGCTTAAATTCCATTCTCCAAAACTAGGTGTATAATCTAATCCTACTTCTGCTAGTCTTTCCTTCTGTAATCTTCTGATTACACGCATAGGAAACCAACTTGCCATAACAACATCACTCTTGTTGTTTCTGCCAGATTGCTTACTAGCACCTGTAGAAAAATAAATTAGTTGCCTACGATATATATTACTCTTAGTTTCGCTTTCTGCACTACCATAAGGCAAAGAAATTAATTGTTCTCTAAACAATTCTCTCATACTTCCTACACCAAAGATAGGATCAAATTTGTTTTTTTGTGTCTGATGTCCTTCTAAATAAATACCCATTCTTGCACAATACTCTTTTAAATCTTTGTCTTGTCGTATAGCTCTTTGAAAACCATTTTCCTCTATAACCCAATGTGCAAGATTATATTTTTCGTACCAATTCTTTATTGTTTCTTTTGCCTGTATAATTCCACCACCCTGTTCGTTCTCTATATCTACCATATACATTTTGCCTGTTTCCGTATTGACAGCCCATAAAAACGCAGCTTGATAACCTGTTGATGCAGGGTCTAATCCTGCTACTAAATGACAACCTGCTGGTATATGTCCTACAGTTCTATTGACATCTCTACACATATCTACTTCTTCTACATCAAACATAGCTATACCTTCTGCAAATGCTTTGTTAAGATATACCATTTCAAATATTGCTTTACCACCTGTAGTTTCAGCAGCTTGTAATCGTGATAACAACCACTTGTAACTTCTTTTACTTGCCCATAGCATACAATCTGTATGTAACTCTAATTCGTTTTCTGGAAGTACACATTCTGTGCTATGTGCTTCTTCTACTATCTTTTGCATTTGTGGGTTTTCTAGTAAGAAGTTATATAAATCCTCTGGGTGCTGTCTTGAACCTATAACAACAATAGCTGTATGTTCCTCTTTACGAGATGACAAAGTAGTTGTCCACCATTGTCTAGTTTGTTCTCTAGCACTAGGTTGTATTGTTGTGCTATGGTCCTCAATGTCATCAGCAATAATCAAATCACAATCTCTTGATAGAATCTTGCCACCCTTACCTACAGCAACCATTGTTGGCGATTTAATACCTGTAACAGTTCTAGTAGCAATAGTAAACTGTCCTGATGTCCAAGACTTACCTGACCTGTTCTTAGGTTTAAATGTTTGTCCTGGTCCACAAAAATCCTCTATAAGTTTTTCATTATGTTCTAAATGATCCACTACAGCACCCACAGCATTCTTTGCTATCTCCTCGTTACCACCAACCCACATAATCCTTACATTAGGATTCTTACATATCTGCCATACAGCAAAGTGTGTCAGTAAATCTGTTTTGCCGTGTCGTGGTGGAGAAAGTATCATTTGTTCGCCACCTTCATCAATAGCTTTTAAAATACTAGCTATCCATTTTTTGTGAAAGTCTGCTGTTTCGTATTGATCCCCTGTTTCTGTTTGAAAGTATCTGTTTCTAAAATCTTCAAATTTATCTAACGCTTTAATTGCTTCTTTAGGTGTTGTCCAATCTTTCTTTTTTTCTATATTGTCTTTATCTAACAAATATGCTTCGTGCATTTTTGTAATAAGAGATTTATTAACACCTAACAATTCTGCAACTACTTGTTTTTGTATTAACCCTTCTTGTACTTCTGGTGCAAAATTTTCTACATAATCTTCGTAATATTCACCACGAGTAGCAGTCATCTGTGAAGTAAACACTTTTTGTTTTTTAGCTTTACTTCTCTTGTGTTGTGCTTTACGACTGCATTGAACAGTACAGTATTTTTTATTATTATGTTTAGCTGTAAATTTTTTTTCGCAACCAGGATTGGCACAAGTTTTTCGTTCTGCCATTATTTTTTCTTTTTTGGCAACCTTTTGATTTTTCCGTTTTCTGTTCTAGCAAATCTTGCATCTTTAGTTTCTCTGCTAGGAATTAAAGTGCCATAATATCTTTTGCCACCCCACATCCAACTTACTCGCCTACCAGCCATTATTTACCTACTTTCTTCATAGCTCTTTTGTGTGCTTGTGTAAATGTAGCACCTCTTTTCATACTATTACGCATATATTCCATATGTCTTTTTGTAT